CGCGTAATCATAATCTAACTCTCCATTGTCATCATCTAATTTCTTAGCTGATGCAATATTATATATAAGATTCTTATGCTTGTCTATAGCATTTTTCTTCTTAATTGCCCGAAACTTTGTTTCTTTTTCCCGTTCGGTTTCATTATATCTTTTCTTACTCATTTGAATTTTTTAATAAACTCCTATTAATTATCTTTCTCTGACGAGACTGCAATGAATGGCCAATGAGAGACCTTGCGTGTAACGTCTGCCTGATTGTATGCCAATTTTACCAGATACCTTTGAGTCTCTTTTAATGACTCAATAGTCTGTCCTAATATTTCTCTTGTCACTTCAATCTCTTTCTCAAGACGCAGAATCTTCTGCGATGTTATGTCCAACTCTTCGTCTAAGTATTCCATTAAACTTTTCCTTATCAAACTGTAAAAATGGTTTGTATTTTCTTATCAGTCTTGATATATCTGGCCACATAATGTCATTACTGAGGTCTGTGTCAAAGTGTACCAGAAAAGGATTAATCTTTTCTAATATAACTAAAGTTTCCAGTGTTATCGTTTTTCTAAGAAATGCTTTAATTATATATGGATGCTGTGTTTTTGTGATTTTAAAAGCATCTTCAAATTGTTTATTATCTGATTCAAGATCTTCTATTAGGTTATCCAAATCGTTAGTAAAAATATAGGATAAACTTTCAATTCTTTTTTTCCATTCTGCGTAGCGTTCACTTGCTTCAGAATCAAATAGGCCTCCCCAACGATCTCCTGATGTAAAGTTGGCAACTAAAAAATTTGCTACTTCCTCATCCGAATATGTTTTAGATACCTTTTTAATAGAATATAAATCTTTACGTTTTGCGAAAGCTTGTCGGCTAGCTCTTACTTTACCTCGTTGAGCTATAACATCATAATTTTCGGTAGTAAAATGTAATTTCAAAGCAATATACATCTTATACACTGAGTATTCATCCATAATCACAGGGGTAACTTCCCTCTCTTTTTAAAATAGTTGCCGTCTTCTGCTTCTATTTGAACCTTATCTTTTAAGGATTGATTTATTAGTTTAGAAATAGATTCAATGTCTATATCTACTTCTTCGCAATATTGAATTATTGCTTCCATATAACTAATATCCTGTGCTGCAACTCTACCCTCAATATAAAGTGAAAATTCATTAGGCGATCTAAATTTCTTGGTTATAATTAAGCTATCTGTTAATATGTATTGTAATTCTTCACTCATACTTTTTCCTGGAATAATACGTCATCCATAAAACTCATAAACGTATCTTTATCCACACCAAAATTAACCATCATTGCCGGTGTGTGAGGATTCTTTTTCTGAAACCTACAATAATGATTATGCTTTTCGTAATAGTCTCTATCCGCATAGGGCACTCCTACATTATAAAGGTAAAAGTTTAAATTGTCAATAACTGTTTGTTTAAGTTGATCTAATTCTTCCTGCGTTTGTATATTGCCCGCAGCCAGCATATTTGGACTAAAAATTTCAAGTGCCCATTCAGGTAACTGTCTTGGTTTAGACCAAGTTAATTTAGACATCTTAGTCTGATACCATTCATATAAAAATGAATCTCCAACTTTAGAAAAATCATGAAATGCCCCAGTAATTTTATTTTGTCCGCAAACTATATCAAAACCAAATATAGGATCAGGGCAATTATAGTGAGGAAAAATACACATATGCATAACCCACATCTTTTTAGTTGCAGATGCATCTACAATTTCTATATGTGCTCTTCTAAAATTTTTACTAGTCCAGACATAATTTTTCCAAGAAAAATCCACATCAGTATGCGAATATTTAGGATTAATTTCTTCTATACTATATAATTTAAATTTATCTATAAGTGTTGTTGATAATGCTTGCGCCTGCGAAAACATTTCAATCATTATATTCTTTTACCATTTCAATGTTATGTTTAAATGCTATAATAGCTTCATCTGCTAAAGACACATCCAATTTAGATCTTACTGTTTTAATAAGTGTAGGAATATCCTCAAACTTATACATATGCCCACTGCCAGGAGTTAACTTAGCTAGTTGTTGCCCTCCAAACATATCTCCCATATGTCTAACATATACATGAGCTAATAACTTCTTAGGATCATCTTGTATACTGTCTAAGTATTGTAGATATGTTAGGGTAGACGGTCTAATCTTAAAAACGGTAGTTGCAAGATCTTCACAAAGTTCAGCCCAATCCTGTTGTGCTAATTTTGCTCTTTTAAGATCTTCTATACCGTCAAATATAGCATGTTTGGAAGCTAATATTTCCATTAGTCCATATACATGAAATAATTGATAAACATAATCTGCATATTTTTCTTTATTTACATTGCCTGCAAATATAGATTTTATAAATGGCTGAGATTCTGCTTCCGCATGAACATCGGCTGTCAATTCTTTTAGTGTGCTCAATTTGTTTTCCTTGAATTTGCTGCAGTACCGATATATGGTCTATGATCCCATTTATAGTCACGGTAATTGCCATTCTTATTTACATAGTGTAAAAATGCTTGTGTTTGTCTTTGACCTTGATACGCATCACGCCAATGATTTAACGTATCGCCTTTATAAACAATAAGATCACCTGGCCATAAGTTAATGGCTTTCTTTTCACCTGTTAAAGTTTCAAACCAAATTTCCCATGGCTCTTCATCAATGGAAATATTAACGGTTGCTGAATACTCGCAACTTGGTCTATCCTTGTGTATAGCCATTGTTGCCCCATTATAATATATCCTAGCATACGTGTACGTAGGATATAAATTTTTACCTGTTATTTCTTCTATAAGAGGTTGAAGTTGTAAGGATAATGCTTCGAACGGGAGTGCAGAATAATATGCGAAACTATTGGATATCTGCTCATCATTAAATGCAAATTTATTATCTTCACTTTGTCCGTTTGCCATGTATTGTAATTTTCTTAGCAACTCAAACTCTAAATCCATATGGTCTAGTTGTTCTAGAGGAAGTACTCCCCGTACAATCTCATATAAATCTGTCGCAAACGTTGGTTCATCTAATGTAGTTGTAGTCATATCATTATCCTAAAAAATTTGTGTTAGCTTTTAAGGATAAGCTAACAAACCCGTATTATATTAGAAACTACTTGTTACTGTGTTTCTTTATGCGCAGCTAATGCCTTGGTAAAACGATTAGCATGGCTACGTTCAGCTTTTGCTAATGTTTCAAACCAATCTGCTACTTCTTTAAACCCTTCGTCACGAGCAGTCTTAGCCATACCTGGATACATGTCAGTGTATTCATGTGTTTCGCCGTGAATAGCTGATTCCAAAGCTTCAGTAGTAGTTTTAGCACTCATACCTGTACCTGGATCACCCGCACCACCCTCGATCAAATATTCCATGTGGCCATGGGCGTGACCAGTCTCACCTTCAGCAGTACTACGAAACAAGGCGGCAATATCATTATCACCTGCTACATCTGCCATGTTTGCAAAATATAAGTATCTACGATTAGCTTGCGATTCCCCTGAGAATGCAGCCTTCAAGTTTTCCTCTGTGCGAGTACCTTTAATTTTTTCACTCATATAATTTTCCTAAAATCAAAAGCTGCGTGTATACTGTAGACGTACTGCGTCTTTTTCTTCGTCACCGAATGACCGGCTCCAACGAACTGCAACTGCGTCTTGTTTGGTAAGTGCATAACCCACTGCAACGTGTGCGCGTGTTGTCTCAAACAATTTCTTTGATTCAAAAGAATTACGATAGCGTCCACCTACATCTGCAGTCAAGCCTGCAACTAATGGAAACTTAACACCTGCATCAATAGCGTAATGGCTGAAGTGATCTGAGCTGGTAATTTTTTCACCAAGGCGTCCACCTAAATACAATGCACCAAAGCTTTTCTTTGCACGAACTTCAATACCTTGAGAAATAGCACCGCTACCAATTTCTGTTTGGCTGTTTTCCATTTTAATACTGTAATCAATACCATCTACTTTGTTACCAACAACAAGTGCTTCCTTGATGTTTTCTGCGCCGGTTTTGCGATTGCTTTCATCATAGTATTCCAATGATGCATAACCTTGAGCCAATGCGGCACCTGCACTAAATAAAAATGATACTGCTACTAACTTAATAATTTTTTTCAAAATAAACTCCTTTTTGTTTTTGAATAATAGGTTATTCTGTTGTGAGGAAACCTACCAAAACCCTAGGCAGCGATTATACTGCTATTTAGCACTCCAGTATTTAGAGTAATCCAAATTTTTCCAATAATGTTCGTTATTACGATACCAAAAGTTTTTAATAAGATACCATGCCATACCAAAGTATCCCATCTGTTGAAATCTTCTATTGTCCTGCCCAAAATAATGTTTTACTAGTTTAAATTTTTTAACGTCATACTTTTTAGAAAGAAAGAAATCTTCACTTGTACCAAACTTCTCAGGGAACCCACCCAATTTGTCAAACTGTTCTTTTCGTGTTAGCATAAATGCACCAATAGCAAAAGGTACTTTATATTTCATAATATTATTTACAGCATTAAACAACATAAAACCAAGCTGCGCTCTTATATCATTATCGTAACATTTTACATACAATCCGACTAAATCAAGATTGCTAGATTCTAATTCGTCTACTGCATCACGAATAGTATTAACATTAAAGAAACGAACATCGGCATCGATGAATAGAATATAAGGTGTAGTAACCAATTCAGCCCCTCGGTTCTTAGCAAAGCTCACAGGACCGCCGTCGATAATTTCAATATTCAATCTACCCTTGTTTGCTTCAATAACATCTCGAGTACTGTCTGTAGAACAGTCTGAAATAATAATTCTTGTACTACCTATCATTTGGTAGCGAAGATGCGTCAAGAGATTACATATATAATTTTCCTCATTCTTACATGGGACAACTATTGTTATTTTATCACTTAATTGCATACGTGTGTTTATGATCTATGGACTTTCGTAATGCTTTTAACCACAATTTCTTTTCTTTAACTTTATCATGATTGATACACGCTTGATACAACTTCTTTACTATTTTTTGAACTTTCATTATCGTTTTCCTTAGTCCAGGTTACAATTTCCCATCGTCCATTATAATGTTCAACAAGAGCAGTACAAGATTCAACCCAGTCTCCGTCGTTCATATATATGATTCCATCAATCTCTTTAATCTCAGCATGATGTATATGTCCACAAATAACTCCATCATACCCTCGCTTTTTACAATATCCTGCGAGGTTGTTTTCAAACTGAAACATAAAGTCTGATGCTTTTTTTACTCTATGTTTTAAATACTTAGATAACGACCAATATCCAAATCCAAATTTATGACGAACCCAATTAAAACGAGAATTCCAATCTAGAACTAAATCGTATAACTTATCGCCTAGAAATGCTAACCAAGGTGCAAGTCTAGTAATACCATCAAATAAATCACCGTGCGTTATCAGGTAGTGTTTACCATCAACACCTATATGTTCCGTTTGATTTTTTATTTCAATTAAACCAAAACTGAAACCATATGGTATCATTGGCCTTAAGAATTCATCATGATTACCAGCAATGTAGATTACTCTTGTACCTCGTTTAGCGTGTCCAAGAATTCTTCGTACAACATTGGTATGAGATTGCTTCCACCGCCATTTATTCTGTTGTATTTTCCATACATCAATAATATCACCTACAAGATATAAAGTCTCGCAAGTATTATGTTTTAAAAAATTATTTAACTTATCAGCTTGACAATCTCGAGTACCTAAATGAACATCACTTATGAATATTGTTTTATAGGTTCTTTGCATAAGTTACCTTTAAATTAATGATAGGTTATTCTGTTACGAGGAAACCTACCGAAACCCTAAGCAGTGTTTAGGCTGCTAATGCGAACTGTTCGTCGTTTGCGTTTACGTTTTTTGCTTGATTAACGGTCATCGCCTACCGTGCTGTCCACGCTGTTACTATTTGCCCTGTCGAAACCAATGTCAGGCCCATTAGAAAGAACTCTTTAGTATAGTCTATAGCACTTGTCTGTCTCTATACAGGATGAAAAATTCTTTCTGGTGGACCTGGCGGGAGTCGAACCCGCGTCCAGAACATATTTCTCTTTGCTTCATACAGCAATAACTTACTCTTTTACATTATAAAAAAGACTTTTTGCTATCCAGAACATATAGTTGACTACAACTAAGATGCCCCACATATAAACCCAATGCCAATTTTCAAACATAAGAACTCACTTACCTTGACCTCTATACTTTTTAAAACTAGTACGTCTGGTTTTATTCATAGCACTTGTTTTAGGTTTGCTACCACCTTGGCAGGTGCGCTTACTAATAACGTGACCTTTTGTATTTCTACCTGCTGCCATAATCTACTCCTTATTATATATGAACTACTAACAAAAATCAAGACAATAGTTGTTCAAACCATGTCTAAATTAATTTTATACGCTTATATTCTAATCTTAAATCCCTAAAACCATTTATCCATGTATTACGTTTTTCCACAAAGATTAATGGGTCTTCCTCATCCACCGCAATTAAAATTACTATTTGAGGTACAGGGATCTTTGTCATTTCTTCAAAAGCAACGGCATATGCGGAACATTGCATAAAATAGTCGTGAATATTATCCTTTTCTTTAATCCTTTTAGATGTTTTAAAGTCTATAACAGACATTTTACCATTATATTCTGCAATACAGTCTACTGTACCAGCAACTTCTAAATGATCAGAAAATAACGATTGTTCTAACGCATATATGTTGTTTATATTATGTAGTATAGGTTTAAACTTATTCCACATCTCTATATCAAACATATCTGGATTCACAGTTTCGTTCAATAGATATTTTTCAGCTAAAGAATGAATTCGAGTACCACGTCTTGCAGCAGTACTCGAAATTCTGTTCGCTTCTTCTTCACCCACTCGCTTTCGCCATGCCATAATAGATTGTTTTTTAAGCAATCCGGTAACAGTAGTAACTGATGGATATTTGTTACCTGTTGGTGTTTGATATACCCTAGTACCGTCTTCATTTGTAACACGGTTGAGCTTTGGTAGCTCACATTCTATATGATTAAACATTAAATAAATTTAGTTAAGTCTGGGGGTGTCCAACCTTCTGGTTTTAAAATTTTACCATCTTCACGTCGAATAACCTTACCTGTTTTCGCATCAATCTTCCAAAGATTAGATGTTGTAACTTCATTCCATGCACCTCGTACATCATATCCTTTCATATGGCAATAACCTAGCGTAACCCAGATTAGATCCATACAAGCATCAAGCTGTTCGACCTCATCTTTATTTTGATATGCCTCTAAAAACTCATTAAACTCTTCATTTATAAGTTTGTGATATAAGGTGGCATTTTCCTCACTAGGTGTTTGATCACATGCTGTTTGAAATACTTGTACATCTAAAGCCATATTCATAATTATATTTTCCTTAAGCTAGAACTTGCATATTATGCTCGTAATGTTTTTTACGATCTTCAAGTCCTATTGTACCACCATTTATCTTTTTTGTCATTGCGAGAACATCCTTTTTATCGGCAATAGCATTAAGTTTGTTCTTTTGCCAAAACCAACAAGCAGATTCTATAGCACCATCCATTGTTGAGCAATAGGTAATGGCATCTTCCAGGGTTAATCCTATCGAATTAGCAAATGCCTGATAGTTTAGTTTACCTGTAAGTTGAATGGCCCCGCGGCCACGGTGTGCCCAGCCATCGCCAGACTCCTCGGGGCCATTCCCCATACGATTTGCATAAATTTTATTTGCAATTTTTTCAGGCTTACGTTCATACTGTTTTGCCAAAGCTTCATTAGGGAAATACTTTTTAAATAGCCCTAATAATCCCTTTGCACCATAATTTAAATTTTCTTGAAGGACAGTAAAGTCCAAAGACTCATGCCCACATTGTGCTAAAAATGCAGCAACTCTTTCTACAGTGGTAATCTCATATTTAGGTAATACCTTTTCTAAAGATTCAAATAGATCGCGCGGATTTTTGTTTCTTGATAAACACTTCTTTAATTTTTCTTCTGTGAAATCGAATTCAAAACTCATAGTTTCTCCTTATAGTTATTATACCAGTTCATACTGGGTTTCGTATTTTAACCTTGCTAATATATATTCCTTTACTATAGCAGATCTAACTATATCATCAACTCCGAATTCGAATGTTTTAAAACTTGGCATCATGTCAGCAATGACCATAAATTTTTTCAATCCCGACATATCGCTTTTCTTGTATAAATCTGTTTGTCTAAAATCACCGCAAAATATAATTTTGGATCTAACCCCCACTCTAGTCATTATGGAATTCAATTCCATATCAGTCATGTTTTGACATTCGTCAACTAAAATTATAGAATTGCTTAAAGTTATCCCTCTGACAAAAGATGTAATCATAAATTGAACTGCTTTTTGTTCACTCAATCTTTGGAATGCATCTGTTCTATCAAATAGATCCTTGCAAATTTCTACATATGGTTCAGTATATACTTCTGTTTTTTCTTTTTCGTCCCCAGGTAAATGTCCTATATCCCTGCTAGGTACTGCTGACCTAACTATTACTACTCTCTGATACTGATTCTGTTTATTTAATACTTCCTCTAATGCGTGATATAATGCTATGTAAGTTTTGCCTGTTCCTGCAACACCGTGTAATAACATAACTTTTGCTTTATCGTATGAATCAAAGAATCCTTTCTGATTATCTGTTAATGGCTTAATTGTTTTCATGTCATCTAGACACAGTTTCAGTTTATTATTGGCTAATGTTAACTGAGGGGTTTGACTAGATTGCGGTTGAACACTTGTTCTTGTTTTTGCCATGAATTGTCCTCTTAGAATAGTAAGTAAGGAGGCAACGTTATGTATTGACCTCCCAAGTTAAAGAAAGATAACTTATCATATATTAGCTTCTGCTCAATTTGTTTTTAAGGTCAGCCTGACGTCCGTTGTTAGACCCAACCCTAGACAACACCTCTCGAAACCCATCATCCACAGTTCTGATGCCAAGACGAACAGGGTCGCCAAACGCAGGCATAGCAGTATGATGGGATTCGTATTTGGGGGATTTGCAAGAAGGACACTCTTGCGATTCTCGTTTAGAGATAGAACACATAACTGAAAATATTTCATCGCAGTTAGAACATTTGAAATCATAAAATGGCATTAATTAACTCCTGATACATTATATATTATAACCTGATGCTAGTAATACCAAATAGGTACTTCCCGTTTTTTCCAATTTGCTAGATGCTGTTTAGCGCCTATATAGTAGTTTTTGTAAGAACTTATTGAAGATGACACAATAAATTGAGTGGGCATGGCAGGAGTAGGTTCAGACCAGCCTTGTTTGCCAATATTCTTCGGAATGTTTTTTAGAAGGACATAGCAAAGGCCATCACGTTCCACTTTGTGAGTTTTACCATAACGATAAGTGTATTCTTCACACAATGTAACCAGCATATTAGATAGCCAAAGATAATTCTCGGTTGATTGTCTTACCCATATAGCAGAGGGATGATTGGCATGAGTGGATTTATATAGTTTAGAATCCAAATCAGATTCTAATTTCCACCTACGAATTTTTCTGCTAGCTGCTGTTAGTTCTGTAACCTCGTATCCATCAAGAACTCTGTGTGCGGTAGAAAGTAGTTGCGCATATTCAAGAATCATTTTAACAACATGCTTATCGTTATGTTGTTTTGCGCATTCTACTGGGTCATTATGTAAATAAAATATGTTCATAGTGTTTCTATAGATTTCAATATTTCTTGTATAGTATTTTTAGTTTTAATAGAAAAAACGCCAGACGATTTTGCTTCGACTAGCGCTTTTATAACTGTTAAAGGTTCGTAATCTTCTAAGGTTTTTTCAGTTACCTTTTCTGTAAGATTACCAAAGACATTTAAAGATATGATTGTCAAAAATATCTGCTCCTCTGTATAAAGAGGAATTTTGTAACCTCGATAATATGTTCTTCTCTCAGGAAACTTGTAAATTTTTGCGGGCATATGATTAACCTCATTCCCGTTTATTTATAATTATTTGATAGATTTACTAGATTCTGCTTTATCTTTATCTTCACGTAATTCTATAAATACGGGAAGGAATAAACTCTCGACCCCTGATCTATCCTTAATACGAGCATTATACTTAACAGTTATAATTTTACCAATAACTTTTTTGGTATATTCATCTCGTTGTTCATCAGAATACCCAGATCCAACATTTACTCGTATTACGCCGTCACTTGATTCGCAAACCAATGCTCCTAAGCGGCCTACATTCTTACCCGTGCCTTCTTCCCAATCTACAACTTTTAATTCGCATTCAAGCTCGCCCTTAAACTTGATCTGAGTCTTAGAACGCTTGTCTTCCCAAATACCATCTTTGGATTTTAAGATTGTGCCTTCTTGACCCTCGGATAAAAACTTTTCAAATATTTTCTGAGCAGTAGCAATATCGTTTACCTGTTTATTCCATACAAATTCAATATAGTGACCTATCTGTCCTTTTTGCCCTCTCATGTATGACATAGCCTTACTTAGCTTGTCCATCCTTGCACTATAAACTTCCTTATCGATACCTTGTGAGAACTTTTCAAATGTAATAGCATCCCACAGAGTAGCTCTTACATTGGTTGCTTCTTCCTCACTCATTGTACCTTTGATCGATTTGGATAAAATGCCATTACCTGTTTGTCTATTGACAGGGTCACCCGTTACGCCTACAACTAGCAATTCACCATCAAAGACCATATCTTCACCATAGAATTTCGCCATGGTAATAAATGGTATATCAAATACTTTATTAGGAATAGTTAATTCTTTGCCGTTGCGAGATCTATATTCTACTACTTCGCCCCTGACGATTGCGTTGAATCGCATTCCGTCGAGTTTAAGTTGGACATAGGCGGGGAATTGGATTTTGTCGACAAGTTTTTGGTCGTATCCAGAAGCCAACATAACTGGGTATGACGGGATAGTTCCTGGCCAAATTTTATTAATGGTTGCTTCGGAGACTCCGCAACGCATGTCTTTTGCAATAATACGCTCAATGATTTTTGCATCTTCTTTACTCAGCGATCCTAAAATAAATTGTAAGTGATTAATTGCTGCATGACCTGTCATAACCCTATCTGATAAAACACTAAGACTAGTTAGTGCGTCTTCTAAGGACTTACGATTAATGTCTACAGCAGTATCATAACTTGGGATTTTTCTGATATAAAATTGAACAAATGGATTCAAAGCTAATTTAAATACTCGCTTTAATAATTCATTGTTGACATTCTTTTTAAGAATGGCTTCCTTAGCAAGACGGGAATTGTCTGATGCTAACTGTT